CGCGAGGACATCCCCACGATCGTGAGGGCCATGGACAACGTGATTGACCGCGCCACGTACCCGCTCTACGAGCAGGAGCAGGAAGCCAAGAACAAGCGCCGCATGGGGCTCGGGCTCACCGGCGTGGCCAACGCCTTCGAGGCCCTCGGCTTCCCCTACGGCTCGGTGGACTTCGCCGATCAGCTCGCGAGCGTGCTTCAGGACCTCAACGTGACGGCGTACCTCACCAGCAGCCAGATGGCCGCCGAGAAGGGGTCATTCAAATTGTACAACGATCGCTACCTGGACAGCGGGTTCATGCGCAACATGCCGGAGTTTGTGCGACAAGAGATCGCCCATCACGGCATTCGCAACAGCCACCTCACGAGCATCGCGCCCACCGGCACGATCAGCATGACGGCCGACAACGTGAGCAGCGGCATCGAGCCGGTGTTTGCCTTCGAGAGCCTGCGCAAGGTCCAGACCGAGGCCGGCGAGCAAGAGGTGACGCTGATGGACTTCGGCGTTGAGCACTTCGGCCATCGAGGGAAGCCCGCAGCCGAGGTGACGATTGACGAGCATCTGAGGGTTCATCTCGCAGCCGCCAACGGCGTGGACAGCGCGGTGAGCAAGACCCTGAACGTGCCGCCGACAACGCCTTGGAATGACTTCAAAAACATCTATGTGCGAGCGTGGGAAGGTGGAGCGAAGGGCTGCACCACCTACACCGCCGGAGGCAAACGCGAAGGCATCCTCAAGGACGCCGCCGAGGAAGCCGCATGCCGGATCGACCTTGAGACCGGCCGCAGGGAGTGTGACTGATGAGGACGCTAGCAGAGAGCTTCGGATTCAAGCCAACCAAATTCCTTCCCAACGGATGCGGCACAGGCGGTGCCTTCGGAAGGGTGGTGCCGGATGAGCTGGCTGGAGCCAACTTCGACACCTGTTGCGACCTCCATGACCTCGCGTACCACATCGGCAAGGGCGGCGCACTGGGGCTGATCTACGCCAAGCCCGTCGTGGACTACCGGCTCATGCGGTGCATGGAGCAGCAGTTCAACATCCGCACGGTGCGGCTCTGGCTCGATGGCCGGCGCTGGCGCTCGGTCCTGACCTTCCTCGCTGGCGCTGCGGTGCCACCGATTTACTTCCTTGGGCTCACCCTTCTGGGCTGGACCCCTCTCACGTGGCCTTGGAAAGAACGGCCCATGCCTTCGCACGAACAGCTCGCTGCGTTGGAACACAACAAGACCGATTAGGAGATCAACATGCCGAAGCAGACTCACCCCAAGCAGCAGCCCGCCCAACAGCCGCAGCAGGGGCTCAACACGCCCCCTCGCCGCATCACGAGCGCGACCGTCATCACGAGCAAGAGCGGCACCTTTGAGATCGGAGCCGGCATCACGCAGTTTCAGATCCTGCCGAATGGTCTGGCCATCCAGATCTTCAAGGAAGATGCCGGCGATGAGCACACCTTCGCATTCTCCAACGACATCATCGTGCGCGTGACCGAGGGCGTGATTGACGTCCCCGACAGCGGCCTGGTGTCCGTGTGAGCCCCGCAAAGTTCTGGGACCTGCTCCGAGGACATGACTGGTGGTATGACCGATCCGACAACCACACGGTGTGGCGGAAGGGAGCGACCAGCATCAAACGAATCACGGCGTTGGCGAATGCTGACCCCGAGCTTCAGAGGCTGTTTCGCGCGTACTCCAATCACGTCTTCAGGGGCGAGGTGAGACCCGATCGACCTGCAGAACCGATCACCGAGTAGCGGTGACTGACCCAGCCAAGGAGAATCAAATTGGCCTCACGCAACTACCACAGACACGCAATCGAGCCATTCGGCCGTGAGCTCATCACGTCCGGCGACCTGGACCCGGTGTACAACGCGATCACCGGCGCTGGTTGGGACATGGAGACCCGATGCCGCTGGATGGTGGCATACTGGTGTTTCTATCACTCCGGCTTCGCTTGCTACGCAGCGCAGTTCAAGGGGGCTCACTTCTGGGATGCTCTCCAAGTGGCCGCCGAGAACACCACGCCCAACCCCTACAACGAGCGATGGCCCCGAGGCTCCGAGCGCCGGCACTTCCGAGCGGACGCCGCCACCCGCGCGATCGAGGAGTTGAGCAAGCAGTACGCGCACGCGGCTGACATGGTGAGCTTCTGCGCCGGCCCCGAGCCGCACACCACCTTCGCAGCGATCAACAAGCGCGCCAAGACGCACCGAGGCTTCGGCGCGTGGATGGGGTTCAAGATCGCCGACATGATCGACCGCTGTACGCCGGTTGAGGTGGACTTCGAGCTTGGACATCTGTTCATGTTCAAGGACCCGGAGAAGGCTGCCACGATGCAGTGGACCTTGACCCACCCCGGCGAGGAGTTGGCCCCGCGCCAGCAGCGCCTCACGGAGGTGGTCACGGCTCTGATCGCCGAGTTCAGCGACCTCAAGGCCCCGCCGAATGGCGACCGGCCCGTTGGAATCCCCGAGGTGGAGACGGTCCTGTGCAAGTGGAAGAGCCACATGAACGGCCATTACCCCCTGTATCACGACAGCCGCGAGATCCGCAAGCAAGTGATTGATTGGGCTTCGGTGTCGCCGCTTGCCACGAGCTTCCTTCAAGCCCTGCCGTATGGAGATCAACAGTAATGGATGCGATTGTAATCGGTGGCGGCCTGTTCGGCCAGACCATCATCAGCGAGTTGCTGAGCAACGGCGTGAAGGCTGTGCTCATCGACAATGACGAGCCGCAGGCTGGATCCAAGCCCAGCGCGAGCTTGATGAAGCCCTCGTGGATGAAGCAGCTCACGACCGAGCAGCTGGACCAAAGCTATGGGGTGCTTGACCGCCACTTCGGCGTCAAGGATCTCAGCTTCAAGGTCGGCCCGCTCAAGATCGACACGGTGCGCTGGTGCGACCCCGAGAAGATCCGGCTGGCTGTTCCGCCGATCCGCCGCAAGGTCGCGTGGGCCAGCCCCGGTCAAGTGGAGTTTGAGGATGGCGATTGCTGGGGAGCCTCTCACGTCATCGTGGCCGCCGGCTACTGGAGCAACACGATGCTTGAGGCGCAGTATCAGGCACCCGGCTTGGACGGTCGCGTGGGGGCCTCGTACACGACAGAGGGCTGCCAGCTTCCACAGAATTTCATCAGCGTCTGGGCTCCATACAAGCAGCTGGTGGGCTTCAACATCGGTCCCAACAAGGTCTGGGTGGGAGACGGCACGGCCCTCAAGGTCGGCAACCTCACGCCCGAGCGACTCGCCCAAAGCACCAGCCGAGCGAGCGCGGTGGTCAGCGGCACCGAGCTTCTCTCAGAGATGCACATCGGCATTCGACCCTACATGCCGAAGGCTGCGCTGGGGAAGGCCCCATGCTATCTCAACTTCCACCACGATGAGATCACAACCGGAAGCCTGATCGTCGCAACTGGCGGCGCGAAGAACGGAACCATTGCGGCCGGATGGGCTGCCTACCAAATTGCGAGGTTTGTAGAATGATCATCAACCCACGAGGCCCCAGCGGGTCAGGCAAGACGGTGCTCATGCGCCGGTTCAGAGACGAATGCGGGTTCAAGCTCGTGCGTGAGGTTCACATCGAAGGCCGGCGGCAACCGCTGTTCTACGAATACGAGCACCCGGCACTCGACAAGCCCGTGTTCCTGCTGGGCCACTACAACACGCCCTGCGCCGGAGCCGACACCATCAACAACTTCGGCACACTGTTCGACCTCATTGCGGAGAAGGCCAAGGAGGGCCACGTGCTGGTGGAAGGGCTCCTCATGAGTGTCGAGTCCAACCGCATGCTGAAGATCGCGGCAGACGGCCACGACCTGCGGTGCTTCCACATCAACATCCCGCTTCAGGATTGCCTGGACAGCATCATGCTCCGAAGGCGAGCCAAGAACCCTGACGCCCCGATGGTCAACCCGAAGAACACGACAGGCAAGCACCGGCTGGCCACCCGCTATTGCGAGAAGCTCGAAGAAGGCGGCGCAAAGGTGTTCCGTGGCGATCGTGAGGAATGCTTCCAAGCGATGCGGGAGGCGCTCGGTGTCTGAGGCCGCATTCTTCGCATACGCCCGTGAGCGCGAGCTGATCAACATCAAGCGCGCCAACGGTGTCGAGCATCCATGGACCGATGACCCCATACTGAGCGTGTACAAGTTCTGCAACATCTTCCGCGAGGACGATGTCACCACCCGGTGGTTTGCGGAACACGTGCGCGATCCGCTCGCTGAGGACCCGGACGTGGTGATGGCCACGATCATCTTCAGGTGGTTCAACCGGATGACGACCGGCCAAGTGCTGCTCGATCACGACCTGTTCGTGAATTGGAACAGCGAGCGCGCCATGACGTGGCTGCGACCGTTGCCGGTCATCTTCACCGGAGCCTACATCATCAACAGCGAGCCCGGCATGAAGAAGCTCGACAGCGTGTGCCGGCTCATCGACAACGTGTGGGAGGATCGCGAGGCCCTCGTTGAAGACCTGATCAAGGCCGACACGCTTGAGCAGATGTGGGACCGGCTGGCCAGCCAGTACCCGAGGCTCGGCAACTTCCTTGCGTATGAGATGGTGACCGACCTGCGGCACACCTTCATCGGCCGGCTCAAGAGCGACATCAACTCATGGGCCAGCCCTGGACCCGGAGCCGCGCGAGGGGTTGGGCGCATCTACTTCCAAGACGCCACCCTGTACGATTACTACCGCAAGAAGCACCGTGAGATCGTGATTGAGAAAATGAGGGATTTGTTGCTCGCATCACGGAACCCAGCCAACTGGCCGGTGTCTTATGGAGCGTGGGAGATGAGAGAAGTTGAGCACACGCTGTGTGAGTTCGACAAATATGAACGGGTTCGCCTCAGTGAGGGTGCACCCAGGGAGAAGTACAAATGCGAACGGTGAACGCACGCAACGTCAACGATGCCGTCTTGAGCGGGATTGACCTGCTCGCCCAAGAGGGTTTCGAGCGCGACAGCCGCAACGGCCCTGTGCTGGTGATGGATGGTCCTGTCACGACGCTGTACCGTGCGCCCACTGAGCGCGTACTCACCTGGAGGGCGCGAGACGCCAACCCGTTCTTCCACCTCTACGAGGCCCTGTACATGCTGACCGGCAACGCCTCGGTGGCACCGCTCACGTGGTTCGTGAAGAACATGAACCGCTTCAGCGATGACGGCTTCACGTTCAACGGCTTCTACGGCCAGCGATGGCGCGGCCACTTCGGCTACGACCAGCTGCGCCGGATCGCGGACCAGCTCACCCGCAACCAAGATGATCGGCGGTGCGTGCTTCAAATGTGGGATGGCCGGGTGGATCTCGGCTCGGGCTCCAACGACGTGCCTTGCAACACGGCAGTCTACTTCAGCATCAACATCCACGATGAGCTGGACATGACCGTGACCAACCGCTCGAATGACATCGTGTGGGGAGCCTACGGCGCGAACAGCGTTCATATGTCGATGCTTCAGGAGTACATGGCCAACCTGATCCACGTGCCTGTTGGGCGCTACTGGCAGATGTCCAACAACTTCCACGGCTACCTCGACACGCTGGTGCCGTTGTTGGCCGCCGACCGATCCGACATCGACACGTTCAACCCCTACTCAATCGCCCACGAGTCAGGAGGCATCGAGGCTACACCGCTCAACTTCGGCGCGAGCCAGGAGGACATCGACGCGGACATTGCCTACATCGGCAGCCGCCACCCGCGCAGCATCGACTGGACCGAGTGCCGCAGCCACTTCTTTGGTGAGGTGCTGGCCCCTGCTGTCGAGGCATACAAAGCCCACAAGGCGAAGGACCCTGAAGGCGCGCTTGAGCACGCCGAGATGATCAGCGCGAGCGATTGGCGCTTGGCCTGTACCGAGTGGATTGAAAGGCGGCAAGCATGAGCATTCTTCACGGAGCGGTGAGCCAACTCACCAAGGTCCTGGCGATCAGGGAGGCGTCCAAGATCGAGCGCAGCCACATCGTCCCCCACCACGGAAGCTACAGCAACGGCTTCCATCAGTACAACGTCGCGGCAATGCTGCTCGTGCTTCACCCGGAGCCCAGCACCCGGCTGATCCGCGCGTGCATGTTCCATGACGTGGCTGAGCGGTTTGTCGGCGACACCCCGTACACGGCCAAGCAGACCTTCCCCTACCTCAAGGAGGCACTCCAAGGGGCCGAGTCATCCGTTGATCACATCCTCGGGATCAATGAGACCCTGAGCCTGCCTGAGCAGCAGTGGCTGGTCTCACTCGACATGGTTGAGTTCTACCTGTGGTGCGACGATGAAATTGAGATGGGGAACCGCAACGCGCGGACCCCGCACCAGAACGCCTGGAAGGTCATCAAGGAACGGTGGGACAGCTTCCCCAAGCCGGTCCAGGCATTCATCAACCAATTCCAAGGCGAGCACCCAGTGCGGCTCTCCGATTACATTGAGGATCACATCGATGTCAGCGAATGACCGCCAGGAGTTTGGCGACCACTACCAAGCAGGGTTCCAGCACTGGGACCTCATCGAGAAGTACGGCGTGGGCTACCTCGAAGGATGCGCCACAAAGTACATCACCCGCCACCGCAAGAAGAACGGCATTCAGGATCTCATCAAGGCGAAGCACTACACCGAGAAGCTGCTGGAGATGGCTCACAGCCACAACCGCCGAGCGCGCGGCTACGTTGGCATGCGGACCCTCAAGCAGTTCTTCCTCGCCAACGGAATCACGGACGCCTCCGAGATGACGGTGATTGTCGTCCTGTGTAGCAACTGGGACATCTCGCAGCTTCCTGGCGTCATCACGATCATCGATGACCTGACCACCGAGTGCTATCCGAATGGCTAAGGCTGCGCCGGCCGAGCAGCCGACAGGGCTCCTGCTCTACAAACATTTTGCTGACTTGCCGTCTGACTGGCGACCGCCCAAGCTCGGCGATCTGCCGGACTGGCCGCGCGGGGGAAGGGTTGGGCTCGATGTCGAGACCTGCGACCCGAAGCTCAAGACGCTGGGGCCTGGCGTGCGGCGCGAGGGGAGCCACCTTGCTGGCATCAGCTTCGCGATCGAGGGAGGGCCCAAGCACTACCTTCCGATTGCGCACGAGGGCGGCGACAACCTCAACCCGCAGCACGTGCTGGCCTACCTCGAAGTCCAAGCACGGCAATTCGATGGCGAGATCGTGGGGGCCAACCTCGGCTACGATCTTGACTGGCTCGCGCAGTACAAGGTGGACTTCCTCGAAGGCCCGTGCCAGCTGCGCGACGTTCAAGTGGCGGCCCCGCTGATCCACGAGTTGTACCAGAGCTACAGCCTGGACAACATCGCAAAGCGCCTCGGGTTTGTCGGCAAGGATGAGGTGCTGCTGAAGCAGGCCGCAAAGCTGTTCCGGTTCAACGAGAAGGCTGAGCTGTGGAGGCTGCCGGCCCGCTATGTCGGCCCGTATGCGACCGAGGATGCCGCCCTGCCGCTGGAGATCCTGGCGAAGCAGGAAGCCGAGATTGCGGCGCAAGGCATCGAGGGTGTTTGGAAGATCGAGCGCGAAGTACAGAAAGTGCTCATCAAGATGCGGCGCAGGGGAGTGCTCATCGACTTCGACAAGCTCGACTGGATCGAGCAGTGGGCGCTCAAGACCGAGCTTGAGGCCCTCGCCGAGGTGAAGCACCTCACCGGCATCGAGCTTGGCTTGGACAACTGCTGGAAGGCCGCAGCCGTGGCCCCGATCCTCACTGGACTTGGGCTCAAGATCGGCAAGACCCCTACCGGCAAGCCCAAGGTAGACAAGGAAGTGCTCAACGGCGTGGATCACCCGGCTGGCCTCGCGCTCGCCAAGGCCCGCAAGTTCAACAAGCTCCGGTCCACGTTCGTGAAGTCCATCCGCACGCACCAGGTCAACGGCCGCATTCACACCACCTTCAATCAGCTCAGGAACACGTCCGACTTCGGTGATGAGTCCGGCGTTGCCTTCGGTCGCTTGAGCAGCTCCCTGC